GATCCGCCTCAATGTGAGTTTACCATTATGTCTCTAGATGCTGCACAGGAAGCGAATACAAGAGCTGACTTTAACGCATTAACTATTTGGGGTGTATTTTTTAACGAAGAAACCAATAACTATAATATAATACTATTAAATAGTATTAAGCAACGACTAGAGTTCCCTGAGCTTAAAGAGCTTTGTATACAAGAGTATAAAGAGTGGGAACCTGATGCATTCTTAGTGGAAAAGAAATCTAACGGTGCGGCGCTCTATCAAGAGTTTAGACGCATGGGCATTCCTGTCGGTGAGTTCACACCGGGTAAAGGGCAAGATAAAATAAGTCGAGTGAATGCAGTGTCAGACTTGTTTAGAAGTGGTATAGTGTGGGCTCCCGATAGACGATGGGCTCATGAAGTAATTGAAGAGTGTAATGATTTTCCTAGTGGTGCGAATGATGACTTGGTTGATAGCACAACACTAGCATTGATGCGGTTTAGACAAGGTGGCTTTATACGTCTACCAAGTGATGAACCAGAAGATATACCAGGATTTAGAAGCAGTTCTCAAAAGAAATTATACGCGTTATAAGGAAATGAATTATGGCAATTAATATGGATAAAAGTTTATCACAAGCTCCTCAAGGTATAGAAGAGTTAGCAGCAGGCGCACCCGACTTAAGTATTGAGATTGAAAATCCTGACAGTGTAACTCTGGATGACGGTAGTATGGAAATTACAATCGTTCCTGGTAAAGAAGTAGGCGACGATGAATTCAATGCCAACTTAGCAGAAGAACTTGATGAAGGTACGCTAACAGAATTATCTGGTGATTTAATGGGTGAATATGATTCTGATATCTCATCTAGAAAAGATTGGTTAACTACTTATGTAGACGGTTTAGAACTACTTGGATTAAAAGTAGAAGAACGAACAGAACCATGGGCAGGTGCGTGTAACGTTTATCATCCATTGATGACAGAAGCACTTGTGAAATTCCAAGCAGAAACCATGATGGAAACATTTCCAGCAGCAGGTCCAGTCAAAACACAAATCGTAGGTAAACAAACAAAAGAAAAAGAAGACGCAGCTGAACGTGTTAAAGATGACATGAACTATCAGTTGACTGACATGATGCCTGAGTACAGACCTGAGCACGAAAGAATGTTATGGGGTCTAGGCTTAGCAGGTAATGCGTTCAAAAAAGTATACTACGATCCATCGTTCGAAAGACAAGTGTCCATGTATGTTCCTGCAGAGGACATGGTGGTTCCATATGGTGCATCTAATTTAGAAACAGCAGAACGTGTCACACACGTCATGCGCAAGACAAAGAACGAATTAAGAAAATTACAAGTAGCAGGATTTTATCGTGATGTAGAGTTAGGCGATCCGTTCTTAGATATTGATGAAGCTGAGAAAAAGATTGCTGAGAAATTAGGTTTCAATCCTACAGAAGATGACCGCTACAAAATACTTGAGATGCATGTCTTAAGAGATATTCCAGAGCTTAGCGATAGTGAAGATGGCATAGCCCTTCCGTATGTTATTACAATTGAAAAGGGAACAGGCACAATACTTTCTATTCGCCGTAACTGGAACCCAACTGATACTAGAAAATTAAAACGTCAACACTTCGTTCATTATGGATACATACCGGGCTTTGGTTTTTATTGTTTTGGTTTAATTCATTTGATAGGTGCTTTCGCCAAATCAGGTACTATGATCTTACGTCAACTTGTTGACGCGGGTACCCTATCAAACTTACCAGGCGGTATGAAGTCAAGAGGACTTCGTATCAAAGGTGATGACACACCGATTGCTCCAGGTGAATGGCGTGACGTAGATGTACCAAGTGGTGCTATCCGTGACAACATTTTACCGTTGCCATATAAAGAGCCTTCACAAGTACTTAATCAATTGATGAATCAAATCATCGAAGAAGGTAGACGCTTTGCTTCAGCAGCAGATATGAAAGTATCTGACATGAGCGCTAACTCTCCAGTAGGTACAACTCTAGCTATATTAGAAAGAACATTGAAAGTGATGTCAGCTGTACAAGCTCGTATTCACTATGCAATGAAACAAGAGTTTAAATTATTAGCTGGTATTATTCGTGATTACACACCACCAGAATATAACTATGAACCTGAAATTGGTGATAGAAGAGCTAAACAATCTGATTATGATTGCTGTGAAGTTATTCCTGTATCAGATCCAAACGCTGCAACAATGTCACAAAAAGTTGTTCAGTATCAAGCTGTTATGCAAATGGCTCAAGCTAATCCACAAATCTATGATCAAGTAGAATTGAATCGTCAGATGTTAGAAGTCTTAGGTGTTAAAAATATTGGAAAACTTATTCCTAATGCAGACGACAAGAAACCTAAAGATCCTGTATCTGAAAATATGGACATCATTAATGGTAAACCTACTAAAGCATTTATCTATCAAGATCATCAAGCTCACTTAGCAGTTCATATGGCAGCTATGCAAGATCCTAAGCTTCAACAAATGATGAGTCAAAACCCAATGGCTCAACAAATGCAAGCCGCGGCATTAGCACATATTAACGAACATATTGCGTTTGAATATAGAAAACAAATTGAAGAACAACTAGGTGCAGAGCTACCAAAACCGGGTGAAAACTTACCGGAAGATGTTGAACTAGAATTATCTAGATTAACTGCAGCAGCAGCACAAAAACTTCTAGCTAAAGATCAAGCAGAAATGCAACAACAACAAGCGCAACAACAGCAGCAAGATCCTTTAGTTCAAATGCAACAACAAGAGTTACAACTTAAAGCGCAAGACTTACAAATCAAAGCGCAAAAAACTCAAGCAGACATTCAACTTGATCAAGCTAAACTTGAACTTGAAAAAGAAAAACTTGCTTCTCATGAAAGACTTGAAGGTATTAAAGTTGGGTCTAAAACAACGCTAGATAAGAATAGACTTGAAGGAGAACAACTAATACAAGGTGCTCGTTTAGGTATGGACGCAGAGTTTAAAAAACAAGAACATAGCCATAGAGAAAAAGAAACAGCTATCAATGCAGTTGATCGATTGATGGAACATAAACATAAAGTAGAAGATAGAAATCTAACAAAGGAACAAAAACAATCTAAGGAGTAACACATGGACCAAACGCTAGAGCTATTATTGTCTCGAATAGAGGATCAGCGCAAAACAGTTTTAAATAATTTAGGAGACGGAGCTGCAAAAGATTTTGCTTCGTACCAAAATATGGCAGGATATATTCGAGGTCTATCCGTCGCAGAAAGTTTGATTAAAGACCTTGCACAAAGAATGGAGACATACGACGATGAGTGATCAAATACTCACAATGAATAAGAATTTGGTAGATGCAAATGGTCGACCAATTATTGTTCCTAAGATTGAAGATGTAAATGCAGAAGATATACCGATTGAAGAACGTGGTTTACAGTTACCGGAACCTAAAGGATACAAGATCCTTTGCGCAATTCCTGACGCTGCAGAAACTTATCAAGGTGGTATTGTAAAAGCAGATTCAACTAGAACTATAGAAGAACATTCAACTGTAGTTTTATTTGTAGTAAGAGTAGGTGACTTAGCTTATAAAGATCAGACTAGATTTCCTACAGGTCCATGGTGTAAAGAAGGCGATTTTGTTTTAACGCGTGCATACGCGGGTACTAGATTTAAAATTCACGGAAGAGAATTCCGCATTATTAACGACGATACAGTTGAGGGGGTTGTTGAAGATCCTCGCGGCTACACTCGCGCATAAGGAGTAATATATGGCTGACGTAAAAGATGGAGATATTGTTTTTGAATATCCAGATGATGACGAAATACCAGGTAATAAAGTTTCTGATGAAAAAGAAGTTTCTATTAAAACTGAAAAAAATGAAGTTAAGATAGAAACAAAAGCAGACGATATTGATTTAGAAATTGAAGATGATATCCCAGCTGCTGATAGAGGCAAAGAGCCTTTACCTAAAGATAAGGTAGAAGAATTAGAAAACGACACGCTAGAAGATTATTCTGATCGCGTTAAACAAAGAATGGCTCAGCTTAAAAAAGTTTGGCATGACGAAAGACGTGCTAAAGAATCTGCTGACCGTGAACGCCAAGAAGCAATTAAATTTGCCCAGCAAATTGCTGAAGAAAATAAGAAACTTAAAACCACTTTAAGTAGCGGAGAAGAGACTTATATTCATACATTAAAAGGGGCGTTAGAACAACAATTACATTCAGCTAAACGAGACTATCGAGAAGCTTATGATTTAGGTGATTCTGAAAAGATTATTGAAGCGCAGCAAAAAATGAATGATGCGCAATTTAGACTGTCAGAAGCACAAAGATATACCCCTCAGTATAAAAACACTTTACAAGAAGATGAAAAAGAGGTATATATACAGGAAAATAGACCTCAAGCACCAAAACCAGACAATAAAGCACTTGCTTGGCAAGATAAAAATGATTGGTTTGGTAAAGACGAAGAAATGACAAGTCTTGCTTTAGGGGTACATGAAAAATTAGTTAGGAGTGGCATAGATCCCACATCTGACGAATATTATCGTCGTATAGATAGTACGATGCAAAAACGATTCCCAGAATACTATGGGGATGCAACGCTAGACGAGGACCAACCCGCCCAGCGCACAAAACCTTCGAATGTAGTTGCTCCGGCAACGCGTAGCACCGCGCCTAAAAAAGTGCGTCTGACGAAGACACAAGTAGCGTTAGCCAAGAAATTTGGTCTAACACCGGAACAATATGCAAGAGAAACTTTAAAATTGGAGAACGCAAATGGATAATACAAGAGTAGATCGTGAATTAGAATCAAGAGACGAATTTCAAAGACCTGATAGCTGGAAACCTGCATCATTATTACCTGAGTTTAAAAAGGTACCTGGTTGGGCTTATCGTTGGATTCGTACTAGTGTCATGAACGAAGCTGATAATCTAAATGTATCCTCCAAAATGCGTGAAGGATGGGAACCCGTTAAATTAGCGGACCACCCTGAAATGAAGTTAATGGTCGACCAAAATTCCCGTTTCAAAGACGGTGTTGAAATTGGTGGATTATTACTTTGCAAGATCCCAGAAGAGTTTGTTGAACAACGTAAGGCTTACTATGCTACACAAGCAAAACAACAAGCCGATGCAGTTGACAACAGCTTTATGAAACAAAGCGATCCTCGTATGCCTCTCTTCGCAGAGTCTAAAGCTACGACATCCTTTGGTAAAGGTAAATAATATAAACTTATAAGGAGAATAAAATGGCATATCCAACCATTAATAGTCCTTACGGTTTTCAACCAGTTAATCGTTATGACGGTATTCCGTACGCCGGGGCAACTTTACAGATCCCAATCGGCGCTTCGTACAATACTCCAATCTATAACGGTTCTTCAGTTAAAATCGTACAGAACGGCACAATTGAATTATCAGGCGCTACAACCACAGGTACTATTATCGGTGTTGCAACTGGTTTTCAATACACAAACTCATCAGGTCAAACAGTTCAAGCTCAATACTATCCAGGTACTAGCGTTACTAACGCTATTGCTTATGTAGTTGTTGATGCATCAGCTGAATTTAAAGTAACATTAACAGTTTCAGGTGCTCCTACAGTAGTAGTTGGCGCTAATGCAACTATTGTTGGTACAAACTTGGCTGAAATTCAAAACGGTACTGGCTCAGCATCAACAGGTAATGCACAATCATCATGCGTTATTCCTGCTAACGGCGCTGGATCAACAACAACATTACCATGGAGAGTAGTCGCAGTAGTTCCAGATACAGCTTATTTATCAGGTTCTACAGTGCTTTATCCAGAAGTACTTGTAAAAATTAACAACCCACAGTTAACTGCCCTTACCGGCGTTAATTACGTAGCTTAACTAAGGAGAATAAAACATGGCTATTTCACGTGCACAGCTCCTAAAAGAGCTATTACCAGGTCTTAACGCGCTATTCGGTTTAGAGTACAAGCGTTATGGCGAAGAACATAAAGAAGTATATGAAACAGAAACTTCAGAACGTTCATTCGAAGAAGAAACAAAACTTTCAGGTTTCTCAGCAGCACCAGTCAAAAACGAAGGCACAGCAATCGCTTATGACAATGCTCAAGAAGCTTGGACAGCTCGATACAATCATCAAACTATCGCTCTTGGCTTTTCTTTAACAGAAGAAGCTGTAGAAGATAACTTGTATGACACATTATCAGCACGTTACACAAAAGCTTTAGCTCGCGCTATGGCATACACAAAACAAGTTAAGGCTGCTGCAGTTCTTAATAATGGCTTCAACACTTCTGGTTCTTACAACGGTGGTGATGGTGTTTCATTATTTAACACAGCTCATCCTCTTGTTTCAGGCGGCACAAACAGCAACACTCAATCAACTCCAACAGACTTGAACGAAACAGCACTAGAAAACGCTGTTATTCAAATCGCTGCATGGACTGATGAGCGTGGTCTTTTAATCGCTGCTCAACCACGTAAGTTAGTAGTTCCACCAGGTAATCAATTCGTTGCAACTCGCTTGCTCGAAACTGAACTTCGTGTTTCTACAGCTGACAATGACATCAATGCTATTAAGAATAATGGTTCAATTCCAGAAGGTTACACAATTAACCACTTCTTAACAGATCCTGATGCGTACTTCTTAACAACTGATGTACCTAACGGCATGAAACACTTTGTGCGTACTCCGTTATCTACTTCTATGGATGGTGACTTCGATACTGGTAACGTTCGTTACAAGGCTCGTGAGCGTTACAGCTTCGGTTGGTCAGATCCTCTCGGTATGTGGGGTTCACCAGGCGCTGCTTAATAGCACACTTGGAAATGTACTAGGATTAACCCAGTTTCGGCTGGGTTTTTCTTTGCCTGTGATTCATGATTTTCTCTATACCACCGGCAAAATAAAAGCGTAATATGCAGTTATACACACGGTGTGTATAAAATTTTAGGAGAACTACTATGTGGACTAAACCAGCAGCTACAGAAATGCGTTTTGGCTTTGAAGTGACTATGTACGTAATGAACAAGTAATGGACTGGGTAACAGACTGTTATTAATTTAGTACTAAATTAGGGGACTTAATGTCCCCTTTTTATTTTTATATCGTGCTATAATGCTTGCAAATAGTGCCATTTCAGGTATTATTTGGGAATCCGGGTTACCCGGTTCATTAGACTGTCCCGGCAGACGCATACAAGACTAATGAGCTTAACTTTGTATGAAGGAAAAATATCATGGCAATAACAACGTTTAGCGGTCCAGTGTCGTCTTTAAATGGGTTTATCGGCGGTACAGCAACAGCTCCAATCGTAGTAACAACAGCAGACAATATCAACGAATCATATGCAACTACAACTGCAGCATCAGGTGATACGCGTTTATCTTATAACAGACTAACATTCGCAGGTGCAGGTGCAGGGGAAACATTAAGAGCTTTCTCAGTAGTAACCGCAGCACAAGGCGCAGGTCAAACAACTAACGGCGCTCACATCTCTATGTCTGTAAACACAGGTGGTTCAATCTCAGGTGCAGGTAATGCTTTACGCGCTACTTTAGGTTTAGCAGCGGGTGTTTCTTCAGGTGGTACAGTTGCAGCTATTCAAGCTGATTCTGATGTAGGTGCAGGCGCTACATTACCAACAAATGCTTCTTGGATCAGATTTACAAACAGCGGTGCAGGTACAGGCATATCAAATCTATTTAATGTTCCATCAACAATGGTTGCAAATGCAGTTTCAGTGTCAGCTACTAAGACAATTAAAATTAT